TTCTACCGGCCTTAGCGCTTCCGGTTAGTGTTTGGAGTCGTACTTCTAATTGCTCAAAGTCAGAGGCCGTTTTTAAAGCAACACCGCCCAAACTAGCAATCGGGAGAGTAAGTGAAGCCGTAAGCCCTGCACCCAACGCTCCGGCGCTATTTCCAAAATTCTTGAGAGTAGCTTTAGCCTTACCAATGTTGCGTTGGAGGTCTTTTATATTTGCGCTGATATTAACTGCTAAATCTGCTACCATCTCGATTCATTTGTCGCATCAAACGATGCAGTTTCCATTTTTCCTCTTGAGATATTGTTGTTCTCTTTTCTTCCAAAGGCAATATCTTTTCGGGAGTTAGTTTTTTTCTAGCCTTACCCTCCAATCCGCTATACATAGAAATGAGATAAGCGTTCATCCGCATTACCTCATAATCGTGCTTCTGATTCCTATTGAAGGCCTCCGCCATGCAATTAAAATCGAATAGAGTTGTATCTCGTAACTCCGAAGGCTTTAATCCCATTTGATACCCCAAGACAAACAAATCTCGGAGTAATAATGGCTCTACCCCTTCGGAGCGTTGATGTTTCCCACCGACTCCCGAACCAACTCGAATACATCATTTAAAAGAGCAAAGTCCATTCCGCCAATCTCTTCATCGGTTAGCTCTGTACCACCGGAAGCGGAAAGAGCCTTAATGAAAATCTTAATGTTTGATACTTTATTCAGAGCCTCATCAATCCCATTAAGATCAACTTCGGCTTGCTCTGTGAATGTTTCGAGTGCGTTCAAATCGAATTTGAATACAACGTCTTTGCCTGCGATTTTGAGGCTTTTCTTACCTTTCATCCTATGAGATAGTTACTTTCTTCAATTCGCCAGTTCCAGTAAAAGTACCGCTAATGCTTGCGACATCTTCATTGGGAGCGCCGATAGATACGGAAGTCATACGAGCATCTCCGTAATATGCGACACCGGCATCAGGAAGGAAGCGAACCGCGACAAGAGTTTGAGCCGTTAAATAACCTGCTAACTCTTGAACATTCCCAGTAGAATAATCAAAGGTAGCCAAGCCATCCACGTCAATACTCCAAGACTTTTGTCCGGCGATATTTTCAGCCCAACCTGCGCTTCCTTTTGTAGAAGCATCGGGAGCATCCATTTCGATATTTAGAGTTGCATCAGTTGTCGAGGCTATTGCCGAGCCTTGAGCGTTTACTAATACAAGCGTTCCATTTATAGCCATTTTTCTAGTATTAAGTTGTTAATTGTTGTTAAATATACGAAAATTTGTCCAATTACTTCTCTTCGATTTTATGCCGGAAGCGAATCTCCCTTATCCAATAGGTATATGTTTCGGAGAACTCTTTACGAAATATGTCATTATCTACCACCGTATAAACCACATCGAAGTTACTCATATCAAAAACATCCGATCGCGTTCGTAACGTTTGTTTGATTGTGTTTACTATCGCGTTGATGTATGTCCTTGTTCCCGAATCGAGCGCGTATCTGTCCACTACCGACAAAGAAAAGGTTGCCTCATCTATAAACTCGCTTTTTGTGCTTGAGTCCGTTAAAGTCGTATCTCCAAACTGTACGTGCGGATAAGTAGCATCGGCCGGAGCTTCATCATACACATTAACCGCTAAAGCATCGGATAAAAGCGTATAGTACGCTTGTTGGAGTTCTGTGGTTGGATCTTTACTCATTTTCTATAAGGTTAATTGTAAAATCTACGGTCATTGGTCCGGTATTGCTTTTTAGCTTGCCTAAAAATCCTAAATCGGTCTCCTCTTCAAACTTCAAAGGAGTGTCATAATCTATCGTATAATTTCCGGTAGCTGAATTTATCTCGGTTACTAGAGTCATTGCGTTATATGGTGCGCTAGTGTTTAGAACTCCCTCACGTTTGAACATTAAAATATCAGCCTCTTTGTCGCTCTCTACTGAATAGGATATTTTTGAAACATACGCAGTATAACCAGTTGGAACGGTATAAGCACCGATTTGACTTTGCGCTCTAGGGAATCCGTTGTTTTCTATTTTAGCCCATACCGCACCGCCTCCGCTCTCTCTAATGGTTATATCGCCTTGATGGCTTCCTGCGCTTTGTGAGGCGTATGTACCACTTGAGGCAACATACCAACGGTATAATCTTATCAAAGAATCAGGCAATGCAACCGCAGTCGTACCGTCTAACTCCACCACATCAGATACCACCACCAAAGAGCCGGATTGTACTTGTAAGCCTTCGTAATAAATTGTTCTAGCACCTGCACCCAAAAAAGTATCATCAACATCCGTACTAACTACTTCTAAAGCCGTATTGCTTGTGGGAGTTCTATAAAAGCCACTCAAACAGATAGGAACAAACGTAGCACCAACGGCACTATTACGCCCGAATTTCTGTATTACCGTATGACCGGGAACATTACCCTTTGAGGCTTCTAATGGGAAATCAAGAACCTTCTTGTAATAATCTCGATGGGAGTTATAGACATAATCCGCTCGGTTGATAAATGTATTATCCTCCTTGAGCATCCTTCCAGTTTCTTTATGCATCTTATTTAATGCCACGTAACACCTTTTTTAATCGTTTAATGAGTTGAGGTTGCTCTGCAAAGAATGCCGGAAATAAAAACGGTTGAGCTTTTACGCCATTATGTAAAATCGACATCATGATCGGATATACTGCCTCCTTTGGTATTCCTTTAAGTTGCGCCCATCGTTTAATACTAGCCTCAAAGTCCTCAAATGAGCCTCCTCCCTTGCCTTTGAATTGCATCGCATACCCCTCTAGGCCTGGAGGTATCTCGGTCTTTGACTTAGTACCAAACTCCATATAAGGAGCATACTTTACATCGGTATATACTTCTCTCTCTAGCTTTGAGCCTCTCACATCAATGGAAGTCTTTAGCCTATTACTCGCACCGGTTGGAACGTTTCTTTTAGCTTGCGCTTCAATCTTTCGAGCCGATGCCTCAATGGCCAATTCAGCTTTTACGCGGACCTCTTTCTCGGCGCTCTCTAGTTTATTGAGAACCCTGATTAAATCTCTACTATTAACATCTGCCGTTATCATTCTTCTGCATTTGCTATAAGTTCCGTAACCGCGTTATCCTCTCCGGAGTTGATAGCATACTCGACATTGAGTTCTTTGCCATCGAATAATAATCTTAGCAGGTGATCGTAGGTTGCTTTATTATATCCGGCGCTCACAAAGTCATCCCGGTATCGAGTTTTAATTCTGTACTTTGTTTTGCCCTTCAATCCGCCCACTTCTAAGGCTTCCGTTCCTGATAGCGGAGTTACATTAGCCCATACTGTACCCAATGTGTTCCAGGTTCTAGTATTGCCACCCATCCCATCGGAGGAGAGAGAGTAATACTGAATCGTAACCCTCTGCCTCATCATCCCGATGTTAATCTGCCGAGATTTGGTTTTCATAATCTTGCGTATCTCTTGAAGTGCTTTTTCGAACTGTTCGGCATTTCCGATACATTGCCCTCCACTACATCCTGCCTATCCTCGTAATTGGAAGCCACTAGCTTTTTAAGTCCTAATGTAATACCGGAGGGAATAGAAGTATATCCGGCCACAAATACCACTTTTAAACGGATTCTATCGTCGGGGACTTCCCACCCATAGACCGTATCAATGACTAGAGTATCGCCGGTTAGATAATAATCCTCATTGACTGTGAGCGTCGTTTCCGTTCCGCTTCCATCAATAGTCTTTACCGATGTGATACTTTGCACCGGATAAAGAGGAAGCCTTACTTCTTTACCGAAATACTCATATTCAACCGTAACCGTTTTCTCTATAAGCTGGAAGCCGTATTGCTCCTCTACAAAATCGATACTTTCGGCCACTAAGTCCGCAATCAAAGAGTCATCGGCGGAGGTATCAACTCGCATCCATGATTTAGCATCGGCCGTACTTAGTACATCGGTTGAGGCATTATCTCCGGTATCAACTGTGGAATAAGTGAATGGTCCGGTCTTACCTTTGAATGGCGATTTAAGCATTGAGTTCCTCAACTAGTTTTTGGGCTTTGTACTTTGGAAGCCGGTCGATGATTTGGTTGTTCTTTTTCACGTAATACATCGTCTTTGTGTTCTCGTCTTTCTCCATGTACGCTTTAGCTTCTTTCGTATAAGCTCGTTTATCCTCTTTCGTTATGTATGCTAGGCCTTTGTATAGAAGCTCGGCCATTGCCGTTTTATCGAGCTTGAGAGGATCATTCTTTTTGATGCGTTGGTTCTTGTGGATAAAACTTCGTCTAGCTCGTAACATAACAGTAGGGTTTAATGAGAAGGATGGAGCGGAATCGAACCGCTCCAAGTTCCAAACATCCTTATGGAAATACTAGCTATTACCTGCATTCGTGATGGCAGTTGTGAAGTTACCGAAAGCACCTGCATTAGGTAGGTACGTTGGTAAAGCCAAACGGCCTGCAACTTGTACGGTTACTAAGTCCTTAACCGCGTTGTCCTGATCTTGCTCGTAGAAACGAACAGAAACAGACTCACGATCAAAGAGAGTACAAAGTTGAGCGAAGTCAGCCACTAAGAAGTCATCCGCATCTCCATCGGTATCGTTGATTGCGTTGGTAGCAATAACTGGTACACCTAAGATAGAAGGAACGCGAGTTCCAAAGATAACATCTTGAGGGAATATGTAACGACCTTCGGAGTCTTTGTTACGGATCATGTCGAAGTATCGAGATACGGACATCATTACCGCAGAAGGCTGATAGTTACGATTACGGATTTGCTTGATAGCCTCTAAAAGTACATCGTACTCTTGAGCATCGGCATCGCCAGTATATTGGTCAAGCGCGTAATCAGTAGAGGTTACAGTAAGACCGTAAGTAGAATCGTATAGGTTATACGCATCCTCTTGCTTCATGTACTTTTCCATACCACGCAAAGAGATATGAGAAGCTAGTCCGGCAGTATCATTTAGAGCCTCTTTAGAAACTCGGAAATGAGCGGAA